GTTGGTGCAGCTGCATTGGCACATGATTTATACGACATCATATTCAATCGTTCATTCTGGGGGTTTCAATTTGGCAATCCAACTCCTGGCATAAAGTGGTGGCAATGAAATCAGAAGATGAAGACGAAGACCCCCCATCAACACCAGATATTGTTTTGGAGCATGGCTCTACTCGTCTATCTCTTGACCTAGACGGCTGGGAGTGGTTTTGGCTTCTTCTTTTTGGAAGTGTTCTCGGATTAGTTTGGATATTGATGAGGTATCGATAACTACCTTCTTCAACTTCAAAGCTCGAACAACAATGTAATTCACAGAATCATCGCAACTCATACAGATTCCGATCCATTGTCGAGAACGCAATGTAGATGGATGACGAAGGTTCTCACATACCAGGCATCTCCAATATACTATTTCATTCATATTGTTTGCTCCCTCCAGGCATAAGCAATCTTAGTTTCAACACAGCGCCAGGTTATTCTATCTCCCCACGCCATATGCTCAACCATCTTATCCATGGCTTGTTGGCCACAGATGTCACAACAGCAAAGCAATATCATTCCTCTTCCTCCTTACATTCAGGACAAGGTGTGGCTGTCATCATATCGATATATCGATGTTCAACACAAATATACTTCTTCATTCAAAGTCCCCCAGAGATGCCTGGCTCTTGATATCCTGCATAAGGTTGAAGATATCATTAGAATTATCCTGTTGTGCTACAGCTTGTTTCAATGCGCCATAGTTTAATTCCAGTTTAACAGGGTCAAACTCCTCATTCCATTGGCGAATCATAGATCTAAGCCAGCCAGAGAAGCCGGAATGATAGGCATGTTCAATCTTTTTGGCTATCTTTGACGTTTCTACCGTCAATGAAACTGTCTTTTGGGTACGCATCAATCTATCTGAGAGGCTCTAGGGTTATGTACGTACCGCTCAAGATTCTGAAATCATGCTCAATGACTATATCATTTCACTGACTCATAGGGTGGTGAGGGCGGGGGTCCAAGAGTCCGAGGGTCGCCTTCGGCTCAGAAGATAGGGCAAAGTACGTGAATTCATGTAGTGTAATTTATACACCACCACCTTATCCGCTCATCATGGCCTCAGCAATGACCGGAAGTTTTTACCTAAGCGAAGCTGTTACAATGACAGCCTCATCGGCAGATGGAAGCAGGTTCACTGCTGAAGTAGATCTATCTGCTTATGTCAATGTTCCCAGTGGCCAGGCGATTGCTGTCGACCAAGTTGACTTCATTTGGCAGAATGGTACCAATTATGATGGAAATGTTGAGGCAATGGTCGCAGCAAATGGTTCTCTTTCTGTTCAACTCACTGATTTAAACCCTGGAAGTGTATTCATTCGAGCTGACAATAATTCACTTATTGCTTCTGGATCACTTAACATCGACAAGACCAACAACATCGGTTCTCATACTTCCGATCTATACCCTGATAACTTCGGACCTAACAACCTAAGTGAAATGTTCATGGTAGTGAATGATACACTTTACTTGGTTGCTGGCTGTGATGGAACAGCTCTTCCAGCCAATGCCGTCTTCTGTACTGCTAGAATCCGCTGCAGAGTAGTCAAACTATCAACCAAAGACTGGATGGCAATTGCAATCCAGAGTACAGCCGAGGCTTGATTTCATGGCGAACTTCTGCCATAACTGCGGAACCGCTACATCAGCATCTCATTCCCATACCTCGAAAGCAGAGGCACCTAAGAAAAAGGCTAAGCGCAAACCATCTGCCTACAACAAAGCCTACTCAAAAGCCTTCAAGAAACTGGCACCTAAGTACAAAAAGAAGGGTGGCGGCTGGAAGAAAGACGGCTTCAAGAGAGCTGGAGCTGCAGCCAGGCGGATGATTAAATGAGCAACGAACCTTTTGAAATCAAAAAGACCATCAACGGCGCTACGTTCATCTATGACCAAGCCTCGAATAGTTGGTCTGTTTCTGTTGATACTACCTTGTACACTGGTGCTAATTGGGAGGTCTTAACTGCCAGCAGCTTCCTCTCACGTGAAATCTTGGACATTAGCGGATTAGCCAAGCAGGAGTTGACCTTATTCTTTGCCAGCCAAGGCATTCAAAGATCCTACCTCTATGCGACAACGGTTATCGCCAGTCCTACAGGAGGAGGAGGGTTGATTGATGTATTCATTGTCAGTGATGTTCCACTAGGTGACCCTACTGGTTCAACTCCTTTCTCTCAATTCGCAGGCTTCAGTAAATCGCCTGACAACTATATCAATACTAAATTCGCCCAGGGGCGAGTGTTGGTACAATCAACTTCTACTCCACTGGTGATGATGGAGAGCGATCAATGGAACTTTGGCAGTGGTGAACCTACCGCCACAGACAAGCTCTATCTGTATAGGTGGGTTTCAATTCTCTCCAATGCTGGTGTAGCTCTCGAAGCTAACCTCATTCATGTTCCTGATCAGCGTTATGTCGCAACTGGCATTACTACCAAAGAACCGGAACTGATTCATATTAATCGCCTAAGGTTGTCATATGAACAACAGAGATGATTGAATGGTTTATCCTCTGTCGTATCTTTTTCGTTTTCCTTTTATCCCAAGGTTCTCTGTTGACTGGTTTGGTGACATCACTGCATACACTCGGTCCGAGTGGAAGAAGACCCTGGAACATCCTGCCTCTACTGCCGGCCAAGTTGCCGTCTCAACTGGAGCAAACTTACTTCTTCATTCATTTCAAATTGGTTTGGGCATGTCACCTTATCTTTATGCTACTAACTTGGCGGCTAAGGCAGATAAAGCCAAGCATGTTCTTCAGATGTACAATATGAAAACATTTGCAAAGATGCAATACTATCTTGATTTAGATAAGTTGGCCTCGAAGTGGTTCCTTGGATCAGGACTTCCAACCAAGGCCCAAGCTAAGGTAGCTTCAAAGACAATCCGTTTTGCTTCGAGAGCCATTCCCATTGTTGGTGCAGCTGCATTGGCACATGATTTATACGACATCATATTCAATCGTTCATTCTGGGGGTTTCAATTTGGCAATCCAACTCCTGGCATAAAGTGGTGGCAATGAAATCAGAAGATGAAGACGAAGACCCCCCATCAACAC